AATACTAGTACGCAATTAGTGTGGTTTTCTTATCTCTATTTTTTTATTTTATATAATTAATATATATGCTATACTTAAATAGCATTAACTACAGGAGAATAATTATGAATATTCAAGATGCTTATGTCATAGCACATATGAATCCTAATGAAGATATGCCTGACTATCTAACAGATGAAGACCAAATACCAATGAGGTTTCCAACAAAAGAAGAAGCAGAAGTATTTATCTGGAGTATAGCACCAGTAGATTTTGATTTAGAAAGTAGTTCAATTAAAATATATAGGGTACAATAATATGACAATACAACAAGAAGATTTATATAAAAAAAATATTAAAGATTTACAAGAACAACTGAGCAGAGCTCATATAAGAATCAAAGTATTAACAGATGAGATACATAATCTACGTCAAAAGATAAGTCCAGAAGCAGCTTTTTCTGGCAGTGTTAGTTGGGCAGAAAAGGATATTAAACATGATGACTAATACAAATGAGCAGCGTACACTTTCTCCAGAAGAACATTGGGAGTTGCATCAAGGCGTATGGAAAAGTATGGGATGTGATATGGCTTTAGATTCTAATTTTTTAGAAAATCAATATTCTTATATTGACAGAAATAATAACTATAGATATACTTATTTTTCTAAAGATAAAAGAATAAAAGCAGCAAGGATAACGGATGAGTTTAAATCTTTGGGATAAAGAACGAAACAGAATGTTTTGGACTTTTGTTAAAGAGTATCAAGAAGAAGGTTACTCTAAACAAGAAGCTAAGAAATTAGCTAAGAAAGAAGTTAATGAAGTTATGGAAGATAAGAAAGACTTTGTTAATGAATTATATAATATAGTCTTTAGATAATTATGACTAGGAGATAAATTAAAATGGAGAATAAAATGAACGATAAAGTAATTAAACAAGGAGCATGTCCTAATTGTGGTTCTAGTGATGCTAATACATTGTATGAAGATGGACANTGGTACTGCTTTTCATGTAACANTTATACACCACCAGAAAGGAAACAAATGAACAATAATAATAATATAACACCTGCACCTATAAGAGGTGTAGTTAAGACTACTTTTACTGAAGGGAATANTGAAGCTCTTCATGATAGAAGAATAAATAAAGAAACATGTAGTAAGTTTAATGTTGCTGTACGTAAAGACAATGACAATAATATTACACAACATATATATAAATACTATGATAGTAATAATGCACATGTAGCATCTAANGTACGTAATACTAAAGAGAAAGAGTTTTGGGCTGAAGGTTCTATATCTACAGCAGGTCTNTTTGGACAAAACTTATTTGCAGCAAGAGGTAAGTTTGTTACAATCACTGAAGGTGAAATAGATTGTATGTCTGCTTATCAAATGATGGGTGCTAAGTGGGCTTGTGTTTCTGTTAAGACAGGAGCAGCTGGTGCAGTAAGAGATTGTAAAGCATCTTATGAATACTTAAATAAGTTTGAAACAATTATAATTTGTTTTGATAATGATGAAGCAGGTAAAGCAGCAGCATCTAAAGTAGCTCAACTCTTTGAACCTAACAAGTGTAAGATTATGCGTCTAGATTACAAAGATGCTAATGAGTATACACAACGAGGAGAAACTAAAAAGTTTTTAGATGCATGGTGGGATGCAGACGTATATACACCAGCAGGTATAGTTAATCTTAAATCATTGCAAAGTTCTTTATATGAAGAACAAAAGAATGATACATGTTTATATCCTTGGCAAGCTCTTAATGATAAAACTTATGGTATGAGAACAGGTGAGTTAGTTACATTTACTGCAGGTGCAGGCATGGGTAAATCATCTGTAACAAGAGAGTTAATGCATCATATACTTACTGCGTACTAATTCTAATATAGGTGTCTTAGCATTAGAAGAAAACATTAGGAAAACTGCATTTAATATTATGTCTGTTGAAGCAGGTGCTAGATTATATATCAAAGAAATTAGAGACCAACATACAAGAGAAGAATTAAAGAAGTGGGAAGATGCTACTATAGGAACTGGTAGGTTCTATGCCTTTGACCATTTTGGTTCTATACATAATGATGAAATACTAAATCGTGTACAGTACATGGCTAAAGCTTTAGATTGTAAATGGATTATTTTAGACCATCTATCTATCTTAGTTAGTGGACAAGAAGGAGATGATGAAAGAAAGTCTATTGATATTCTTATGACTAAGCTTAGAAGTTTAGTAGAACAAACAGGTGTAGGTTTATTATTAGTATCACATCTAAGAAGACCAACAGGTGATATAGGTCATGAAAATGGTAGAGAAGTTACACTCTCACATCTTAGAGGTTCAGCTTCAATAGCACATCTTAGTGATTGTGTTATTGCTCTTGAACGTAATCAACAAGCACATGATTCTATGACAGCTAATACAACTATGCTTCGTATCTTAAAGAATAGATATACAGGTGATACAGGAGCAGCAGGTAATCTACTTTATGATAGAGCAACAGGTAGATTAAAAGAATTAAAAGATAATAAACTTGACGACACTAATCAATTTAATGTAGACTAAATAAAAGGAAAATAAAATGGATAATAAAATTATACTAGAAATATTAGAACTATGTGAAGATGAAATCTTTATGAATAAAACTAATCCTGTTGATACAACTATAGATAGTTTTGACCAAGGATTATTAGCTGGTCGAGTAGAATTAGCTAGAGATATTTTAGATATAGTTAAACAAGAAAGTAATGCTTTGCATGGTGTTAAAAATGTAATGTATAATAGGCATCAATTAAAAATAGTAATGCCTAGTGAAAATCCAGATAGAATAGATGAACCAAAAATGTGGAAACACTATTGTGAAGAAGAAGAAACTGAAATGGAAGTAGGTGAAGGAGAAGCTTGTAACTGGTGCGAGAAAGAGGAGGATAAAAATGGCGGCAATAGTTGATATAGAAACTAATGGATTTAAAGATAGTGCTACAGAGATTCATTGNATTGTAGCTAAATGTCCTAAAACTAATACGATTAAACATTGGGTNCAAGAAGAATGTAAAGACTTTAAAGATTGGAGTAAGAANATAGATACATTTGTAATGCATAATGGTTTATCTTTTGATGCACCTTTATTAAATAAATTTACTGGTTCGTCTATTCAACCTAATCATATACGAGATACTTTAATAGAGTCTCAACTCTTTAATCCTATAAGAGAAGAAGGACATGGACTAGGTGCATGGGGAAAGAAATTAAAATTTGAAAAAGGAGATATGAATTCTTTTTGATACTTATTCTCCTGATATGCTTACGTACTGCACACAGGATGTAAACTTAACTCATAAAGTAATGAATGAATTAGATAAAGAGAAAAGTAAATTCTCTAAAGAATCTATAGAACTAGAAAAGAAAGTTAGAGTTATTATAGATAAGCAAGAAGAGAATGGATTTACTTTAGATTTAAGAAAAACAATGACATTGAAAGCATCTTTAGAAGATGAAGCTAATAATTTATCTAACCAAGCTACAGAAATATTTCCACCAACAGAAGTACAACTTAAAACTAAAGTTAAATATATACCTTTTAATATAGGAAGTAGAAAACAAATAGCTGAACGTCTAATAAATAAAGGATGGAAACCTACACTTAAAACTGATAAGGGTAATGTCATAGTAAATGAAGAAGTATTAAATAATATTGATATGAAAGAAGCTCAAATGTTTTCAAGATATTTACTACTACAAAAAAGAGTATCACAAATTAAATCTTGGATAGAATTATGTGATGATAATAATAAAGTACATGGTAGAGTAATGACCTTAAAGACTGTTACAGGACGTATGGCACATAATTCTCCTAATCTTGCTCAAGTACCTGCTATCTATTCTCCTTATGGTAAAGAGTGTAGAGATTGTTGGACTGTCTCTGACCCTTCTAAATATACATTAGTAGGTACTGATGCGAGTGGATTAGAATTAAGATGTTTAGCACATTATATGAACAGTGATGTCTTTACTAATGAACTACTTACAGGTGATATACATACAGCCAATATGAAAGCAGCAGGATTAACTAATAGAGACCAAGCTAAAACATTTATCTATGCTTTTCTTTATGGTGCAGGTGCAGCTAAAATAGGTAAAGTAGTTGGAGCAGGTCCTAAAGAAGGACAAAAATTAGTTGATAAATTTTTATCTAACTTACCAGAGCTTTGCAGACTTACGTACTNAAAGTGCAAGAAGCATCAGTTCAAGGAGCTATTAAAGGATTAGATGGTAGAATATTTCAAATACGTAGTCCTCATAGTGCTTTAAATACTGTATTACAAGGAGCAGGTGCTATTGTATGTAAACAATGGTTAGTATGTATGATGGATATGATTGATGTTTCTGGTATTGATGCTCATCTTGTAGCATCTGTTCATGATGAATATCAATTTGAAGTAAACCATAAAGACGTACAAAAATTTGGAGAGATAACTAAAAAATCTATTAAAATAACAGAAGAAATATTAAAACTTAACTGTCCTTTAGATAGTGAATGGAAAGCAGGACTAACATGGGCATCAACACACTAAGGAAATATAATGCAACCAGCTAAAAAAGATAGAAAGAAATTTGATTTAGATTTAAAGTATGGTCAAGTAAAAGAAAAAATTGTAGCAGATATGTTACAAGATAAGAAGATAGAAGTGAAATCAGAAAGAGGTATGTGGTTGAAGACAGGTAACATAGCAATAGAATATGAAAGCTATGGTAAACCTAGTGGTATATCAGTTACAGAATCAGACTACTGGTTTCATAATCTATGTGTAGATGAAGAAGTTTNTGCAACATTAGTTTTTAAAACTGATATGCTTAAACGAATTGTAGAACAAACAACTGATAAGAAAACAGTATCTGGTGGAGACCATAATGCAAGTAAAATGTATCTTATGAATATTCAGAATATTTTTTCTTCAGATATTATTAAAAAAAGTATTGACAATAATAATTAAATAAATTACAATTCAATTATTAATAACAAAAGGTACATGATTATGTATCTTATAACAGTAAAAAGGAGTTAATTAAATATGGCAGTAATAACAGGAAAAGCTTATTGGGCATCCATAACAACACCAAATAAAACATTTGATATAGATGGTGTATGGACGCTTGATGTATGTAATCTTGATAAGAAGAACATTGAGATGGTTAAAGCAGATGGGCTTACTATTAAGAATAAAGGTGATGAAAGAGGAGATTTTGTTACTATTAAAAGAAAGGTTAAAAGAAAAGATGGTAATGAAAATGCTGCACCTAATGTAGTAGATGCTCAGAAAAGACCTCTTATCAATACCCTTATAGGTAATGGGTCTTTAGTTAATGTACTATACTCTACATATGATTGGGAGTTTAAAGGTAGAAAAGGTACATCAGCTGACCTTAAATCAGTACAAGTAACAGACCTTGTACCATATGAGACAGGACCAAAGGAAGATTTTGAAGTAGTCAAAGATGGATATACTTCAAATGAAGATAGCTCTGTAGCTTTCGCTTAATTCCACTGTTGGAATGGGGGGAGTAGTTTTGTTCATTTTACTACTCCCTTTTTTATTATGAAAAATATAGATACATTAGTTGAAGATATTTATAAGCTATTTGATTTAGCTCATAAACCTAAACTATCCAAGAAAGAAGCGACAAAAGTATTAGACCAACTAGGTCGTGAAGTAAAGGATTGTCTCTTTGATTATTTGTATAACGAACCACAAGGAAAAAATAATTTAAGACTATCTGCTATAGGTAAACCAGACAGACAACTATGGTATGATATGAAAGAACCAAATAAAGAAAAACAATTTACACCTGCTACTAGAATAAAGTTTTTATATGGACATATCTTAGAGTCTTTACTAATAGCTTTAACTAAACTAGCAAGTCATACTGTTACGGAAGAACAAAAAGAAGTTAAAGTACAAGGTGTTTTAGGACATCAAGATTGTAAAATAGATGGAGTATTAGTTGATATTAAAAGTGCTTCAGCTACTGCTTTTAAAAAGTTCAGTAATGGTACGTTAAGAGATGATGACCCCTTTGGTTATATACCACAAATATCAGCTTATGCTGAAGCTAATGGTGCTAAAGAAGCTGCATTCTTTGCTATTGATAAACAAAGTGGGTCTCTTGCCTTATTAAAATTACATGAAATGGAGATGATAAATGCAGAAGATAGGATTAAACATCTTAAAAAAGTTGTGGTACAAAATGCTGAACCTGAGAGGTGCTATAGTGATGTTCCTGATGGTACTAGTGGTAACCATAAGCTTTCGATTGGATGCATATATTGTTCACATAAAAAAGTATGTTGGGCTGATGCGAATGAAGGTAAAGGACTACGTGGTTTTAAATATGCAAAAGGTGTTCGTTATCTTACACAAGTTAAAAGATTACCTGATGTTCAAGAAGTAAATGTTTCGTAGTAAATCTGAAGAAAAAATATATAACTATCTTTTAAATAAAAAAATACCTCATGAATATGAAAAAGGTAAAATAAAATATCAATGGTTAGAAGATAAAAAATATATTCCTGATTTTATATTAAAAGAAAATGGTATTATTCTAGAGGTAAAAGGTAGATTTGTAAGAGAAGATAGAAAGAAACATCTTTTTATAAGAAAACAAAAACCAGAATTAGATATTAGATTTATATTTGATAATCCAAAAGCTAAATTATATAAAGGTGGAAAGATGACTAATGCGAGTTGGTGTGATAAATATAAATTTAAATATTGTTCATTAAGAGAAGGAATACCAGAGGCATGGTTTAATGAAAGAAAAACCAGAAATAATTTATACGGAATATTTGCAGAAATCATTTAGTGAATGTCCCACAGAAAGATTATTATTTCTTTCAGTGATACTTCAAGCTTTATTAGATGCAACTAAACCAACAGCCTCTAATGAAACTGATATAAGTATNGTATCAAGAGACCAAGCTAAGGGATGGTTCTTTGCAACAGCAGGAGTAACCTGTTCTAACTTTGAATATGTTTGTGAAAGTGCAAACTTAAATCCTAAATATGTTAGAGGGTTTGCATATAAAGTATTACAATCAAAAGAAATTAAGTATGTAAGAAAAAGAATTAATAAATTATTATCTAAATGAGTTGACTATGGATACGTTATTGATATACTTTAACTCAACACAAGATGTTAATATATTTTTTTTATTATTAGGAATATGTATAGGTATGTTAATTATATTAACAGCCTATTTTTTAT